ATCGTTTGCCGCCGGCAGGAGCTTGGTAAGCACGATGTTTGGACCGGAGCCGCCGACCTCAAACATAGCCGTTATCGCCGCAGTATTGGCTAATTGAGTGCGCACCTTTCCCGCCCAGATTGCAGGCGCGTCGCCCGCCGTGACTGCAACCGAAACCGGCAACGGCGAACCAGCCAGACCAGCAGCCGTGACCGTGATGGTTGCATTACCGCTACCCGTGATTGTGCCAACGGCAACGGCCGTCTCTACCTGGCGGGTCCCCAGATAGAAGAGAGTGCCAAAGGCGGACCGTTTTGTCGTCATGTCATGCCTCCAGGTGCCAGATGATATAATCGGAGCGGATTCGTGCAAGCCCAGCTTCCAGCTCAGGCTCGGATGTCTCGCCGTCCACCAACGCAGCCTGGACGGTCACGCTATCCGCTCCGGAAGTGATAGTACCATGAAACCCGTTGAGGGCAGCTCGCACCTGATCCGTGATGGCCTTGGCCGAAGAATAACTCGTTGCCCAGGCGTCGAACTGGAAGCGCGGGTAGGCAGTGCCCGCGCTCCCCGATGTGTCGTGGGTGTGCACCCTGGGTGTAGAGATGCGCTGATAGGTCAGACAGGGTAGTGTCGCTCCCTGCGGTATCCGCTCCAGGTATACTCTGGTGCCAATCAACGCATTCAACCCTGCGAAGCTCGTTAGCCGCGCCACCAATCCCGCTTCTAGTGTGAGCGTTCCCACGGTTACCTCTTGCTAAACTGGAGTGCCTTCTCCAGTTGATACCGTACCGCGTCCAGGATCTCGTCCTGGTGTTCATCCACAGCAGGCCGTAGATAAGGCCGCGCGGGGATATGCACCGACCTGGCGGCGACCCAATGGCCGTCCACCTGGAACCGCAGCGCCTTGGCCTTGGCCGGCCGGATGATGCCTCCCAGCTCGTGTATCCGACCGTAGATGACCGTTGGACCTACACTGGCTTCTGCCTCATGGCTTAGCATCTTGCCCAGTACGGTGCTGATGCTGCCCACCAGAGCACCTGTCCTCGAGATCAATCCCGGACGACCCCGGCTTGCGTTGATCTTGGCATGGCTCTCTACGACATGTCCGGCAGCTAATACTGCCTTCGCTAATGTCTCGCCAGAAGCGGCCGCCAGGGCTTCCTTGAAGTGATCCTCCAGCTTGATCACAGTCACTACTGCCTGGCTCATGTCTCCACCCGCTTTAGGGCGAACCGACAGCCCGAGGGTCCTAGTTGCAGAGGTGCCACGATCTCAAAGACGAGCGGTGTACTCAGGGTCTCCCCAAACCGCTTGGTGACCTTCACCCGGTCTTTCGTGGTCAGCGTGGACCCTACTGCCACACGGATCGTCGCGTCATACTCCGTGAGCGTGTTCCCCGGAGTGTGACGCTCGGACCCGGGTCGCATGTCCAGGCCGCAGGCAGAGGCAGTGCCATCTGTAAACGTCACCACCTCCTGTCCGAACGCATCGAAGGCCCGGGAGTAGACCTGGGGCACATAGGTGTCCATCATGTGCGCCTGCTGTGCCGATCGCATCGCCGTCAGCTCATCTGTGGTAAATGCAGTCATCTACCAGCCCTCTGGCGAATGGCAGCATTCATTTGCTCAGTCGGCGTCGGCATGCCCTCGCTAGCATACAGCTTGATCAGCGCTGCCAGCGCCTTCGCCTTCTGAGGCCCCTCGTAGCGATTACCCCGGTATCCACCGTGCAGCGCTGCCCAGGCCGCTCCCATGAGGCGGTGATCAGGCTTGCCGTTTTCATCACGCACCTGCAGGTGCCAGGTGCTGGGGCTCTCGGGGTCCTCCACCACCAGAAACGCGCTGGCAGGCAGTTGTTGTCCGTTGACCGTCTTCGTTACTGCCATAGCTCACTACCTCTCCTCTGGCGCATTGCCCAGCCAGGTTCGGATGTCGCTGTCTGGCTCGTCAGGCACCTTCACCTGGCGCACGGTGCTCCACGCTTGCCTGGCGCGGTAGTACCGGGCCTGCTTCATCGCCATTTCGTAGGCCTGGGAGCGGGAGTAGTTGCCGCCGTCCGCGCTGAAGTCGTAGTTCGCAGTGAGGGCGGCGGCCTTCTCCTGCCAAACGTCGCCCGCAGCCGCATTGAGATCATAGGTCGGCATCCAGTTGGGGTTCACGACATGAGCAGGTGGGGTGGCGGATGATAACGTGAACGGCTCCTCTCCCTGCTCGTCCAAACACGGGTATTTTTCTATGATGGCGGTCAACATCGCGTCCGAATAGGTCGTGGTTGTCGGCTCTGCCACCATGCGCCGGAGGTCTGCAATCTGCGTTGCGGTTACGAGCGTGGTCACCTGGTGTCACCTCCAGTTGCTTACACTGTGCGGATGTACTGCACGAACAACCGGCCTGCAAAGCCAGCGGTGCTGGCCGAACCGGTAGCAGTGATGTAGTAGCCCGCCGCCCAGACCTTGGCCTCGTCCTTGGCAGCCAGCGCGGTCATGCCATGATACGCCTTACCCGTGATGGCACCGTTGACGGCCAGGGCACTGATCAGGTCGTTGGCGGATGTGGTCGCATTGGCCGCAAGTCCCACGTTGAGATTGGCCGCACCAGTGGACGGGGTATCTACATACAGCTTGACATCCTGGACGATGAGCGGTACGCCTTCGGGGTTCAGAACCGCGCCCACCTCGCCACCGGCGAACAGCGCATTGCCGGTGAGTGCAATTTCCAGTGTGCCGCTCTTGAACGTTGGTTTCACGACTGCCATAGCTTATACCTCCTAGTCGCTCACTACGTAGTACAGCCAGACATTGAGCCTTCCGGCTGTGAAGTTCTGGACCGCGATCGTCGCCGTGACGTTACGCGCCACGGTCGTCTTGACGCTGGTAGACTCCGGCGTGTTAGCCTTGGGGATGATGGCATGTTTACCCGCATCCCATGGGTTGCTCACATCCGAGACAGCGATTGCCGCCACGATGTCATTAGCGCTTTCTACACTCAGGGCCATCGTGCCGGCGTCACTCCCTTCCGTGGTGCAGGTCGTCAGGACCTCAACGAACCCACCACAGATGACGGCCTTAGCCGGGATAGCCACCCCCAAGTTCTTGGCCCCGATAGTCCCGCCGTGGACCGCGAAGTTGTACTGCGCCTTGGCCACCCGCATCACGCCGATACCAGTCGCGCCAGCATTGGCTGCCGCGAGTTTGTTGATCTCCGCTGCAGTGGCATCCACAGACGTACCGTTCAGCTTCCACCCAGCCACGAAGTCAACAACCTGCTTGATCGTGCCTGGAAACAGTCCCATAATCGTTCTCCTTCTTGGGAGGGATCGCTCCCTCCCAACTACTACGTCGTCAGCATGGCGAACGGGATCCGCGTGGCGGCCGTCTGATTCATGCGGTTGATAGGATTCGGCAGTGCGAAGCCCAAGCGAATCACCGCGCGCAGTGCCACCATGTCCTGCTGCGCCAGGTTGTAGACGATGTTGCCCGCAGCATCCTGGATGACGGCCTGGTCCAGGACCTTGAAGGTAATGTCCTGGCGAAGCGAGTACACAAGCTGGTCCCACTGACCCACGAACAAACCGCCAGTGCTGGCACCCAGCGCCTGGACCGAGCCATCGGTCGGGAAGTAGATGGGCGCGCCATCCAGCTCATAGCGGGTCGGGTCCTGCACTGACGCCTTGAAGATCGGATTACCCACGGTATCGCGGCAGTTGCGTAGTTTCCCACGCAGCGAGACGTGAGCGACCGCCCCGGTGGACATGAACCCATCAGCCTCGATGGCGCTCAGCACCCCCAGGGTACCTCCAGCCGTTTCACCAAGCAGTGCCTCGTACAAGTCAGTGAAAGCAGCCAGGGAGACGGAGTGGGGCGCTGAGCCTGCGCAAAGGGCCTGTAGGCCCGCAGCACCCAGGTTCGTAGTCCATGATGCGGGAATGTTGGTGCCATAGAGGACGGCCTGCGAGATTGCCACGGAGATTGCCCGCTCAATCTCCGGGCGGACGTTCGCCCAGATGTCGTAGCTGGCATCGTCCAAGACTGCCTCTGAGATTGGCACGATGACTGCTAACTCCTCGGCATCGATGTACTTGTTCTCCCAGGACACCTGGGAGGTTTGCTTCAGGCCCGTATCCCCGCTTACGAAGTATGCGCTAGCCAGGGCCGACATCACCGGGATTCGCTTCTGGTTCGTGCTCATGTTCGGCAAGTGGCGAGCTAGCTGCATGATGGGGTTCAGTTTTGGGACATCGGCTAGGATCTCCTCGCTGATCTCCATCGGCACCAGCGGAGATGCGTTGGTACGCGAGATAACGGAATTGTACGGCATTTTCTCTGCTCCTTAGCCACGCCCTGCGGCGCGGCGAATTAGGTCGTTCATTGATGTGGCTGGCGGACCAGCCTGTGTGCCACTCCCAGCATTGGCCGGGGGTGTTACACGTCCGAACAGCTCTGGGGCAACCTTTTTGAGGCCGTCCCAGTCCGGCAAACCCTGCCGTGTGAACAGGTTTTCGGCTACAGCCAGCGCATACGCTGCCCTGGGGTTGCGGCAGTCAATCCCTGGCTGTGTCGCAGCCTCTAAGAACGTAGCGCGCTTCTCTGCAGTCTCCAACCTGGTGTTGAGCTCGCTCAAGCTCTTCTCAAGCTCCGAACCCTTCTCGGCCTTCGGTAGCAAGTCTTTGATCTGCTTCGCTAGAGCATCTCGCTCTTCCCGCGTCGCTTTCACCGCGTTGAGCAGCCCCTGGGTGTGCTCTGCATAAGCAGCCTTGATGGTCGCATCCTGAGTGGCTATCCACTCATCGAACTTGACCGTCGATGGAGCTGCAGTCTGTGACTGAGCCCCCGCCCCTGTTTGTTGCTGGCCACCCGTAACACCTTGTGTAGCCGTCGTCCCGACAGCCGCTGCTTGGGTGTTCGTAGTCTGTGTTCCTGTAGCTTCCGCTGGCATCTCGCCATCTCCTTCCGGGCCTCTCGCCCGTCTCATTTCAGTAACCGTGGGTGTCGTTTACCAACTTCGCCGGTTCGTCCATGCTTATGTCACCATCTTCGTCCAAAGCTGGGCCATCGTGTAGCCCAGTGCTTCTACGATGCCGCGCATCTGGGCGTCCTCGGTCGTCGCAGCGCGCAGCGTTGTCGTCGTCTTGCCCAGGGCCTCCAGGTATGTCGCGATGCGGTCACGCCTCGCCAGCGCCTCTGTCACGGTCATGCCCGTCGCCGTCCTAGCCGCGCTATCCTGGAATGAGACGCCAAAGGTCTTCACCACCGCCAGCAGTCCCAGGGTCTTGGTTGGAGCCTTCGCCCACAGCTCCTGGTGCAGGGCAAGCAGGTTGTCCGCGTTGCTGTCCACCTGGTACAGGGCATAGCTTCCAAGGTCCACCAGTTTGTAGGCGGGGCCATCTAGGCGCGTGCTCAGGCTCACCATCGGCGAGGTCAGGAACACTGTCTTGATTGACGCCGCCCGTTGGTCCGCCAGGCCAAGGGCGGCCAGGGCTTGGGCTGGCGTCAGGCCCAGGTTCGCCATCAGGTTCGTAGCATGGCGCTCGTTCAGCAGGCTCATGTCGTCGCCGCTACGCAGAAGCGGTAGGGCCACAACATCGCCGAGCTCCGTGTCTATGACGCCTAGCAGATTGTCGTTCTTGATAAGGTAGTATCTCGGCATGGCCCCTCCGTTACGCGGTGTACGTTATGGACCACTTCTTGAAGCCCTCAAGGTCTGGGTCGTTCACCAGCTTGTAGATGTACTCCTTGCCGGTAGTCGGCGGCGTGGCGTTCTGGTACACGCCGCTCGGTGCCTGGTTCGTGCCACCAATGGTCAGTGTCGGCGTGGCGGCGGTGAAGGCTGCGCGGCGCTGGTAGATTGCGGAAACCCAGGCGTCCACCTGAGCGGTCGGAGCGGCACGGTTTTCCGCGGCGCACGTAGCCAACGCCGCGGCGGATGCGAAGGAAGGCGTGCCGCTGACAGACGTGCTGTTGACGGCAAAGTACGTCAGCCCTGACGGCAACACCCAACTGGAGATGTCCCCGCTGACAGAGGTGTAGCCGACGGAGAAGCCCCCCAGCCCTGACGGTAACACCCAGCTGGAGATGTTGCCACTAACAGAGGTGCCGGTGACGTAGAAACCCGCCAGCCCTGACGGCAACACCCAACTGGAGATGTTGCCACTGACAGAGGTGCTTCCGACGTGAAGGTTTGTTAGCCCCGACGGCAGCACCCAACTGGAGATGTTCTGCGCCCATGCGCCGTTGGTGTAGCCCAGGAACTGCGTCAGCGCCCGCATCTGCTGCAGCGGGGTGTACACGTAGCTCACCTTGTCGCTGCTGATGTCTATCTGTGTGACCCACTTCCGCTGGTTCGGCATGACTAGGCGCACGCGATAGGTGCCGCCCGAAGCGTAGGTGTGGTTCAGCTCCGCGCCGCTGGTCACGGCGCTTGCCGCCGTCCCATCGCCCCAGTCCACGAAAGCGGCAGGCGCTCCCGAAGCGAAGGCAAACTTCGGCGTCGTGGCCTGGCCAGCCGTTACCGTCACCTGGTAGGCGAAGCGCGTGCGGCTCCGGATGCTGTCAAACCAGTCCAGTAGTAGCATGGCTATTCCTCAGTTCTTGCAGCACACGAGCAGGGTCCTGGCCGCTCCCTCTGCCGCGTTGCTCACGACGCGCCAGTAGGGATAGGCGGCAAGCTCCAGCGGCACATCGTAAGCTCGCGACGCAGCGACTGTGCACGTGACTTGGACGTTGAACTGGTCGTAGGCGTCCACGAAACTTACGCCGTCATGGCTACCCTCATAATGAATAGAGGTGCCGGTGAAGGCAGCGGGCATGATTATGGCATGCCGTATGCTGCCACGTGCGTCCACGGCGGTACTCACAGTCCCGCCATTAGCGATTGTGATGGTCTGATAGGGCTCAGACCGAGGGAATCTTGCCATTTTCTACCTCTCCTTCCCAGTTAGTTCATTCAGACTGGGGACGCGTGGACTGTCTCCCCAGACGTCGCTGTGCTGCTTCTGTCCGAGGTCGGCGAATCGGAACCGACCGTCCCTGAATGCCTCGTACAAAGCGTCTCCCATGCGCTCTCGTTGCTCGGCCGCCGGCAATGACATGAACCAGGTCGTGCCCGTCTGCCACCGGGGCTCATGCACCCCTTCCACAATCGGCACAGCCGTGCACCGGCCATTCGGATGGTCATCCAGCTCGCTGGCCAGGTCGAAGCGCTCGCCATCAAGAGCCAGACATGCCAGGCACGCGGACTGTGGAGATACCAGGCGCTTGAAGCCAAGCACCACCCCGCTTTGCTGATACTGCTCGATACTGGCTGCCCGGTACGCCCTTGCCATCTCCGTCCTCGCTATCAGCATCGCCCGATCAAGACCGTCGGCCAGGCCATCCTCTTTCATCTCCCTGGCTACCTGCGCCGAGCTCGCGCCACGCGCTATTCCGTTCACCAGGGCGTTGACCAGCCCATCAACGGCTACCGGGGCCGCTTCCCGCAGCAGCTTGTGAAGCGGCGTCCCATCCCGAGCAAAACCGATCATGCTCTCCACAGCCCCGGCATTGATCCGGTTGAAATACCGGCCCATCGGTCCGAACTGGACCTGGATTGCTGCCTGGGCTGCCTCTAGGCCGAGGAGGGCGTGCTGCTGCTGCGCCGTTGCTACCGCGCCGACGGCATACTCAGCATTGTACCGCCGCACCTCCTCCTCGACCTGTGCTTTGAGCACCTGATACCGTTGGTTGCGCCAGATCAACCGCTGCGACACGACCTTGCCCGCGGCCTGCTGGTCAGCCATCTCCCGCGCCAGCAGGGCGATGTCCGCATCTAGCCGCTGCTCTATCCGTAGCCACCGCT